ATCCTAGAGAGTGGTCAGGTGAAGATATCTGGAATACTATCTCTCCCTTTGCAATTAGTGAAACAGGTCGTGGTGAAGATGAAGCAGTAGCTGCAAGGAATGCAAGGTGGGCTGCGGCAAATCCTGCTGAAAGAGAGAAGATAAGACAAGAACAGCGAGAGGCAGGTGCCGCTGAAACATTGCGAAGAGCATCACTACCAACAGAAAAACCCTTTATGTCAGTATCTAGAACAGATGCGCCACGATCTAAAGCTACTCCTATGCCTACAAGAGAAGATATTATAAGTAGATTACTTGCTTCTGGACGTGGTCCTACTATAACACAGGGTGGAGGATCTCCTCAAACTAGGCCAACATCTAGAGTAGGAACCTCTAAAGCTTCTGCTATGCCTACAAGAGAAGATATTATAAGTAGATTACTTGCTCCTAAACGTGGAGAATATCCTCCTCGAACTACTGCAAGAACTCCTCCATCTATGGGATTGGAATTTGGGGATGTTAAAGGATTGTCTCCCAGTAATGTACGAACAACGGCTGCACGTAGAGAAGCTGCTACTCTTAAAAATAAAGTAATTGCTGATGCTGCTAGAAAAAAAAGGGCCGCAGAAGCTAGAAAAGTAAGTACTCTGTTAAAAGAAAGACAAGCAGCACCTAGTAAAGCAGACATTAGAGTTGCTAGAGAAGCAGAGACAAAGAGAAAGGCGGCTAAAGAAAAAGCTAGAGAAATTAGCCTTGAAAAATCTGCTAAAAAAATAGGCAAAGAATTTAGACAACCTAAAGTAACTCCAATAAGTAAACCTAAACCTAAAGTAGTTTCAGAAAAGAAACCTAAAGTAGTTTCAGAAAAGAAAGTAGCTAAAAAGAAGACCACTCCAATTCAGGCTGCTTTAGGAACGGGACGTAAAGCCCATACAGTTAAATCAGGACAAACTCTTTCTGGAATTGCCAAACAGCATGGCACAACGCTTAAAGCTTTGCTGGCAGCTAATCCTAAATTAAAGGGACGGCCTAATTTAATTAAGGTTGGAGAAAAGATTAAGATAAGAGGGCCATTAAAAAAGGCTTCATCTCCCTATAAAGGAATGACTAAAAAAGAGTGGGAGAAAATTACTACTGCTTCACAAAAACAAAGAGAGCAAAGAAGTGCCAGAAAAAAAGGTGGAATAGTTAAGAAAGCAGGAGGAGGGAAAATGAAACAGGTAGGATTACATACTGCTGAAATGCGTTCTGGTGGAAAAGATCTTCATCAACCCCAATCTAAAATTAAGAAGCGCATACATCAAGAAACTACATATGCCAAGAAGGGTGGTAAAGTAGGTAAGAAAAAACAAGGCTATAAAGCTCGTAAGGATGAATCGATTGCAATGAGAGTCAAGAAGAAACGGACTAAGAAACAACTCAAGGCAAGTCGAAATGAATCCTACGGTAAGTGGGGTAAGGGTAAAGGTAAAGGAAAGATAAATCGTTCTGGTGCTGCCTTGGTTGCTTCTTCATATGACTAAAGAAAAATTTAACGACTATACCAAGATAGATTATAGTTTTCTTAAACCTAGTCAAGAAGATTATAAAACTTTTTCAGAATACTGGGAAGCTATGACTAATCAACAAGATGGTTATTTGTATAAAAAATTTAAATATACCTATGGTAGTAAGTTGTAAAAGAAAAAGAAATGATAACCTGTAAGAATTGTGGATATGATTCTCATTGTGGTATGCCTCTGATAAAAGATATTACAGGATATGCTGAAATAGAACAAATAGAGGTTTGTAAATATTGTCGTTGTGGAAAATGTACTATTCCAGATTGGTAAAGGAGAAAAAAATGTGTAATAATGAAGAATGTAGTAATTCACATTGTACCTGTGATCCTTGTATATGTAGAATAGAAAATCTATGTGAATGTTGTAATGATCATCAAGCAGTAGGACCATGAAAATCTTTAATTTCAAACATCCTAAAGATGTCAATCTAAATTATTTTAATCATTTAAAATTTTCATGGTGTGAGAGTATCAGAGCATTTGGAATATGTTTGGTAATGATTATACATGGGATTATTCCATATATCTTTGATAATACTTTTTCTAATTATATTAAAAAAGCTATGGGAAGAGTTGAAGAAGTGAGTAAATAATATGGCAGTATCTGGCACATATAATTTTAATCTGGATATAGATGAAGTCATTCAAGAAGCTATGGAAATGATTGGAGGAGAAGATACTCTGGGTCATGAACCAGCTTCTGCTAGACGTTCTATTAATCTTATGCTTAAAGATTGGCAGAATAGAGGGATACTTCTCTGGTCTACAAGTACAACGGCTGTAACAGTTGTTGCTTCTACAACTTCTTATGATCTTAGTAGTTCTACAATTAATGCTCTGGAAGTTGTAATTAATCGAGATAATACGGATATTCAACTTACCAGAATTACTCCTGAACAATATTTAATTATACCTGCTAAGACACAAACAGGAAGACCTTCTCAATATAGTATTAGAAGGGGAAGAGATAATCCTGTAATGTCTGTATGGCCTATACCAGAAAATTCTACAGATATATTAAAGATAGAAATAGTAAGTGACTTAGAGGATGTGAATAAATCTGCAATACAGAATGCAGATACACCTAAAAGATTTTTACCTGCTTTGACTTGTGGTTTATCTTATTATATGTCAATGAAAAGGCCATTAGTAGCACCAGAACGTATTGCAATGTTAAAAACAAATTATGAGGAAATATTGACAAGGGCAATGGAAGAAGATAGGGAACGAGCTAGTCTGTATCTATTACCTAGACTGACGTTTTATAATTAAGAGGAACTTCGTTCTATGGCTACTCATAAAAATGCATTAGCTCAATGTGATACTTGTGGATTTGTATATCCATATAGAGTTATGAGGATGAATAGCTATGGATTACTAGTATGCCCAGAAGATTTTGAAGGACAATATGATTTAAAAAATAATCCTCAGAATAAAGTACCTAATGTAAAAGATGATCCTGCTATTAGAAATCCACGGCCTGATACAGGAGGAAGAGGTATAACATGGGATGAAACAGCTACATGGATAACTGTTAATCCCACAACTCTGGTAGAAACAACACATACAACTAAGTATGATGATGCTAATAAAAGTTGGGATGGAATATGACAGATTTAACAGGAAAATTAATATCAGGTACTTATAAGCAACTATTATTAATTAATTCTAGTACGACTAATAGTGGAGTAACTTCTTCTATTACCAGTGTTCAGACAGGAGATGGTACAGGAACTGCTCTTAATGTGGGAACTGGTGGAGTTATAGTTTCTGGAAATATAGGAGCAACAGGAAATATTAGTGTAAGTGGAGGCTTGTTAGTAAAGAATAAGGTCTGTGCTTCTGCATATTATGGAGATGGTTCTAATATTACTGGAATTACAGCTACAATAGGCGGTAATATATCAGTTAGTAATGTTATAGTTGGTGGAACTTTATCTGTAGTAGGGGCCGCTGTTTATAAGTCTAGTGTTACAGTAAGCGGTGCTGTTAATCTGGGAAGTACATTAACTGTGGCAGGAGCTACAAGTCTGGCTTCTACATTAGATGTGGCTGGTAATGCTTCCATTGGAGGAACACTTACAGGTACTGGAAATGTAGTATTTGATGGTGATGTGTCTGTTAGTGGAGAATTAAATGTAAATGAGAATGTTTCAGTAGGAGGTACATTTGTAGCAACAGGTGCAGGGACTTTTAATTCTAAGACAGAATTTAATGATGCTGTTTCTATAAGTGGAAATTTGGATGTAGCTTCAGCAGCTTCTATAGGAAGTACTCTCAAGGTAACAGGGGTTGCAAGCTTTTTAACAGATGTGTCTATCAGTGGTAATACTAATGTTGTTGGAAATGTAACGGCTGCTTACTTTTATGGAGATGGTTCTAATCTAAGTAATGTAGAAGCAGAATTAGGTGTTACTACAAATATTTCTGTATCTGGTTTTATACATGCAGGAGGAAGTGTTTCTGTATCTGGTCCTTTCAATGTTATAGGAGCAGCTACATTTCAGGACAATGTCTCAGTAAGTGGTAATGTAAATATTACAGGAACAGCTACAATCGCTGGTGCTGCTTCAATAGGTGGTGCTGTAAGTATAGGTGGTGCTGTAAATCTATTAAGTACAGCTACAGTTTCTGGTGCTACAGGATTTTTAGGAACAGTCAGAGTAAGTGGAGCTACTTCTCTTGCTTCTACTCTAGATGTAGCTGGTAATACCTCTATTGGAGGGACAGCACAGATAACAGGTAATGCTAACTTTGATGGTGATGTTTCTGTTAGTGGAGATGTTTCCATAGGTACAAATTTATATGTTGGTGGAACTGTTACAATAGTAGGAAATACTACTATGACAGCCAATTTAGGTGTAGGTGGTACTTTTGGTGTTGTAGGAAATGTAAGTTTAGGAGCTAATGTAACTGTTAAAGGAGATGTACATGTAAGTAGTAAAGTATGTGCTTCTGCTTTTTATGGAGATGGAGCTAATTTAACAAATGTTCCTATAGATATTACTGGGAATATATCTGTTGGTAATGCAACTGTAGGTGGAAATCTCTTTGTAGGAGGTACAGTTACTGCTATTGGTGCTGCTTTATTTAATAGCACTGTAACTGTTTCAGGTAATGCTACATTTAAAACAGATGTATCTGTAAGTGGAAATACCAGACTTGGAGGTACAGTAACTGTTGGAGGTGCAGTTAGTTTAGCTTCTACTCTAAGTGTAGGAGGGGCTGCTAATTTTGCTAGTACTGTTACTATAGTAGGAATAGGGACATTTAAAGATGATGTCTCTGTAAGTGGTAATACTAATTTATTAGGAACAGTCACTATTGGTGGTGCAGTTAGTTTAGCTTCTACATTGAGTGTAGGAGGAGCTACAAATTTAGCAAGCACTGTAACAGTTGTTGGTATTGGTACATTTAAGGATGATGTATCTGTAAGTGGTAATACTAATTTATTAGGTACAGTTACTGTTGGAGGTGCAGTAAGTCTTGCTTCTACTTTAAGTGTTGGAGGTGTAGCTAATTTTGCTGATACTGTTACTATTGGAGGAGCTGTTAGTATTGCAGGAGCTTTAAGTGTTGGTGGTGCTACTAATTTACTTAGTACAGCTACAGTTTCAGGTGCTGCTGGTTTTCTGGGAACAGTTAGAGTAAGTGGAGCTACTAGTTTAGAAGCTGCCGTAGTAATGAAAAGTACGGCTACTGTAAGCGGTGCTGCTGGATTTTTAACTACAGTACGAGTAAGTGGTAATACAACTATAGGAGGAACTTTAGATGTAGCAGGTAATGTATGTCTAGGAGGTAATGTAACTATTAAAGGAGATGTACATGTAAGTAGTAAAGTATGTGCTAGTGCATTTTACGGAAATGGAGCTAATATAACAGCGATTGGTGTTTTAGCTAATGATCAGGCTTGGACTGGCTCTCAAAGAGGAACACCAACAACCGATAACGATGGCTCATTTGATATGAATGCAGCAAATAATTTTAACTGGTCACCAAGCGGTAGTGACACTTTGGCATTTACCAATGAGACCAGTGGTCAAGGTGGAATGATTTATTTAAATAACGGTTCAGGACATACGATTAGTTTAGGTAGTGAAATCGATGCAGATGAAGACTGTGCCAGTACTTTAAGTGAAGCTGGTCAGTATATACTTGCTTATTATTGTCGAGATGGATCGAATGTTTGTGTCACATATTCGGCAGATCTGGCATAGGAGATAATAATGGCTAAAGCTGTGAAGTTAAACTCAGATAATACTATTGCGGAAGAGTTTCTTATTCAGAAAGATATCAAATTGGACAGTGGGATTACCCATCCAAAACAAATTTTTGAGAAGTGGTCAGCGGAAGAACTCAACGAAATCGGCTATGCCCGATTAACAGAAGAAGGGCCAGTTCCCTCTGGAAAAACGAGTACTGGAGTATCTGAGGAACTGGTTGATGGTGTACTGGTCCGCTCACATATACTTGAGGATATTTCATATAGCTATGGAGAATTACGGGAGCTGGAATATCCATCACTTCAACATCTAATTGTAGCATTATGGGAACAAATTGTAGAAGATCGGTCTGATGCTGTTACTTCTCTTGAAATAGAAAGACAAGTCATTAAAGAAAAGTACCCAAAAGAATGAGTTTCCTGTTTTTCCCAACCTTTGCTAACCGTAGTGCAGGAGTAACACCTGTTACATTTTCATTTGAAACCCAAGAATCATATACTCCAAATGCAACTTCTCATACTTTTTCAGATGTTGATATAGGAACCGCTGCAACAGGGAGAGTAATTGTGGTTTCCAGTATTTCACAAGCTATTAATACTATAGATTATGGTACTCCTGCCGTTGTAATTGGTGGTGTAACTGCCACTGAAATTGTAAAACAACGAGGTACTAGTCCTCCAAATGATGGTGGGATGGTTGGTCTTCATGCAGCAGTCTTAGCAACTGGTACAACGGCTGATATTACGATAAAATGGAACCAATCAAGTTCCCAATTTCATATTGGTGTTTGGAATATAATTGGAGCAAGTGGAGTTTCTGCATCAGGTACTGCTAATACTAATACGGAAGGGGGAGGTATGTCACTTACTATTCCTGACGGTGGCTGTGGTATTGCAGCAACTGTAGTAAGGGGCAGTGGTACTTGTACATGGGCTAATGTAACAGAGAATTACGATTTACAAGTTGAGGGAGTTACTTATACAAGTGGTGGTTCTACTACAACAGCAGGGTCACCAAGCATCTCTGCAACATGGTCCGTAGATCCATCGTATCAGGCCACGGTTTGTGCTTCATGGGCTTCGGCAGGGTAATAGATAAAATATGTTTAATCATGCATTATTAATGTCAGCAGCCCAAGCAACTGAAACAGTCTTTGAAGATTTAGATGGTGTTTTATTTAATGGTACTGATA